CTGGTACCGTTCGCCCTCCGGGGTGCTTATCACGAAGCCGCACGACTCCGCTGGCGCACACCGCCGGGCATGCACCAGAATCGCTGATTCAGTCTGTGTCATAAAACGGGATTTACTGCGAAAGTTTATTGATGGAAAGGAAACCGCCAAAATTGGCCGCCATGCCGCGCATCTCACACCCGCGCATGCATTTACTGCATCTGTCCTTCCGGATATCCGTGGTGGGGTTGTCGAACTCATCCGCCACTGCCGGACCGTTATACCCGCACTCATCGCCCCGGTAATCCCACATACAGGTGTTCGCCAGCATGATGCGACCGGGAAACAGCGCCCCGTCCGTCTCCGTCGGTGTCGCCAGCACAAACGAGGCCGTCATGGCCGTCAGCGATGACATCTGCTCCACCACCCACCGGTCCGTCAGCTCCTGCTCCGGGTCTGCCTCAGGATTGCCTGCCACAAAATTCACCGCATCCAGAAAACGCGCATACACCCGGCGACGGACCACCGTGGCACCCACCAGGCTCTGCAAATCCTCCGCCATCCCGGTGACCAGGCCGAAAAGATTGGAGACCGTCAGCGACGGGCGGGCACTGCTGCCCTTTCCGTTCATCTCAAAGCCGCTGCCCTCAATCGGGTACGCCTCATACTTCCGCCCCTGCCAGGTCACCGGCTCCCCTTTTTCATTCAGCTCATTGCAGAAAAAATACCGCTCACCGCCCTGCACCGTCAGGTCGATTTCCCAGAGCACCACCCGCGGTGACTGCTCTGACTTAACCGACTCGTTCAGGCTTTCTTCGTGAATATCCTGCATCAGTTCACCACCTGCTTAAACTCCGCGCTGAACTCAACGCGCAACATCCCGACCCGCGCAGACCACCCGGCGCAGGTCACCTTTATCTGCCGGTATGCATAGGGTGGCTTCCACAAAAATGCCTTCCAGCCCCCGTGCTCTGCCAGAAACGCTTCCAGATGCCGGGCCTCCTCCCGGGTCACGGAAAGCGTCACCCGGTATGTTTTCAGGTCAGCATTCAGCCCTGCCGCCATACGCTGTGAGTACCCGTCACCAAAACGCACTTCACGCACCGACGGCTGCGAGTTCACCTCCATATCCGGCTTCACTTTCCAGCGAAAGGTTTTCATCGCCCGCTCCCTGATAACATACCGCCATCACGCAACTGCAGCCGGAGTTCATCCTGCGCCCCCTTACGGGCCATGTCATACACCGCCTTCATCAGCTGCGGCCCCGCCTGTCCGTTTATACCGTCGTTCTGAATCACCACGTGATTGTTCTGATTAAAATTAATACCTTCCGCCCGCCGCATCTGCGCCGGACTTCCGGCACCACCCACATAACCACCTTCCGCATAGCCGCGCATCAGACGGTAAAGATTCCCCACACCTATCCGGCTGGTTGCCTCTTTCGTGAAAACAAACTCCCCGCGGTGAACTATCCCCGCAGGCTCATATTTGCCGCCCGTCCCCGTAAATCCTCCGGTCGCGAAATGGAAGTTCGCCGCCGCAGCCTCAATGGCCGTCCCCGAGGAAGCAGATGCACCACCACCGAAAGCACCACCAATGGCGCTGCCGATACGCCCGACAATTCCCACCATGGCCTGTTTAAGCAGGATTTCTGTCATCATGGACAGCACCGAACGGGTGAATCCCCGCCAGTCTGCCTCTGCACCGGTCAGCATCGCCGCCATATTCTGTGCAATACCATCAAAGGTCTGCGTGGCCGCACTTTTAACCTGCGAAAAACTGTCCGTCGCACTTTCCGCCCACTCCCCCCAGCCGGACTTCAGCCCGGCCAGCCAGTCACCGCGCAGCATGTCTTCATCCGCCCATGTCTGTTTCAGTGCCCCGGTGACCTGTGCCAGCGCCTGCGGATTATCGCCGTACACGTCACGAAGACGCTGCTCTTCAGACTCCCGCTGTGCCTGACGGTCGGTGAGACCACGGGCTTTTGCGCTGATGGCGGCCTGCTTCGCGCTCTGCTGCTCTTCAAACCGCACCGCCTGCTGTGCCAGCTCATTCAGGCGTTTCTGGTATTCAACCTTGTCGCCCAGCTCAGCCAGCTGGCGTTTGTACTCCAGCGTCTCGTCTTTATGCGCCAGCAGGGATTTTTCCTGCCCGGATAACTGTCGTTTCGTGGCAGCCTCTTTCAGGACCGCATACTGACTTTCCGCCTTCCATAAATCACGGCGCTGCCGACTGATTTTCTCATTCGCACCGCTGTGTTTTTCCAGCGTCCTGAGCTCAGCTTCAAGGGCAAGCAGAGCCTCTCTTGCCTGCTCCTCTTCCCTCTCCCCGGCAGAGCGCGTTTTCGGTGATGTATGCTTTTTACCTGTCAGCTCTTCAGCCAGACGGCTGACGGCTTCCTGCTGCCCCGGACCTTTGCTGACGCCTGTTGCACGCGAACGGTTGATGTACCCCATTTCCCCCTGGCGTATACGCACATCCCGTTCCGCAATGGATTTTCTCAGCGCCAGTTCATCGCGTTTTGTTTTCTCAATAAATACGCGGTTCTCTTCTGCCAGTTCACCAAACAACGCACCAACGCCGGGCACATTCTTTGTCGTTTCCCAGGCTGACTGAATAAATTCAGCCAGCGCCAGATCCCCCTGCACAAGCAGCAGCTTCACCTGTTCAACGGTTCCTGCCACCACGTCAGTGATCAGACTGAGTGCCCCCAGTGTATGATCACCTATCCATGCCCATGCGTCAGAAGTCCAGGTTTTAACATCGTCCCAGATTTTTTCCACCGGCGTGGCCGCTTTATCAAGTTGCTCCAGACGTGCATTCATGACATCCGCAAACAGGGACATCGCCTCCGTCACCGCAGCCTGTTTACCTTTCGTGCGCTCAAGCTCATCAATATGGCGTAACTGGGAAACGCTCAGGAAGTTATACTGCTGATTCAGGGAGGCCAGCGCCTTCACCGGATCTGCTGCAATCCCTTCAAAGGCTTTTTCCACCTTCCCGGCATCGTCCCCCACCGTCTGCAGCCATCTCTGAGAGGTTTCCCCCATGATCCGTAGCTGCCCGGCGGTATATTTCCCGCTTTCTGCCAGACGGGCCAGATTTTCTGCCGCCTGTCTGATACCACCACCGGCTTCATCGCTGATCACCCCGGCCATTTTCCACAATTCTGCCGTTGTGGTGGCAGCCGCCCCTCCGGTCAGGGTCAGTGAACGCAATAAGGCCCGGTCAGCCTGCTCTGCCTGCCAGGCGGCAGCAGCAAGCGCGGCCAGTACGGCAACCCCGCCACCTGCCGCCACACGGGCCACCGACATAAATCGTCCCAGTTCACCGGCATTCCGGGCATTTTCAGCCAGTGCATTTGCCGTATCTGACAGCGAATCCTCTGATGATTCAGAGGCATCCCTGATCCCGAGAAGTTCCTCCTTCAGCAGGGTAAGCAGGCTGAGCGGTCCACCGAATGAATCGCTGATCTGCCCCCCCTGCTGCAGCATGATAAGGAAGGGATTCTGACCACCGGCAAGCTGAGTGACAATATCCGTGAACTGTGCGGGCAGTGTGCGCATGGCAGCCTTATACTGTCCGACTGATATCCCGGCTTTTTGTGCAGCCAGCGCCTGTCGGCTCAGACTCTGCTCAGCAGCATCAGCCTGTTTTCTGAAAGACTGACTGACTTTCCCGGACATCAAATCAGCAAGCGCACTGGTTTCACCCAGCTCTTTTTTTACCCGCGCTGCCTCTTCAGAAAAACGGGCAGAATCCAGTGTCAGCACGGCTGTCAGATCGGCAAAATTACCTGCCATCGTGGTCACCTCCTGAAATGTCCTCTGATGCCATCAATAACTGTCACAACCTCCTTCCCTCCTCCCCGAAACGGACTCCACCGGCGAGGCCCGCCGCCTTCTGCATCAGTACATCATTTTCGTCCGGCGTCTCCGCCTGCCCTTCCTCTGCCTCCGGAGCGAACAGGCTGAAATCCGCCGGATGCATATCCGGATCGCAAAAAAACAGGCTGAGTACGGCGTACGTCAGCCCGGAAAAATGCATATCCAGCTGGGTATCCTGAAAATAATGCGTGCAGTAAAAACGTCGCCAGTCGGCATATTCGGTGGATGTCATCCCGGCAAGCATGGCGCGCCAGTCGGCTCTCCCCATCTCACGCGCCAGTTTCAGGACAAAGTTCAGCTCGCCTTCGAATGCTTTTTTGATGTTACCGGCTCAGTCGCTTCTGCTTTCCCGGTTGGTTCAGGATCGGCATCGTGCCGGTTATCCAGCATACCTGAAAGATAAAGCACCCGGTTCGTTGCCTGATTCAGTGCATCAGCAGGCCATCCCAGCATCACTTCACGGCGGATCTGCTGCATCTCTGTCTCCGGAGATGCCAGAGTGCCTTTGAGGGAATGGGAATGCCATAGCGACATCGCCACAAGCAGGGATGCCGTTTCCAGATATCGCTGGTTAATGTGCACGGCATCATGCTCCGTTGTCTCCTGTTGTGCTGCGTCTGAAACAAACTTCATATAATCAAACCGCTGCAGCGCAGACAGCTCCGACAGCGTGACGGACACCCCGTTATATTCAAATTGTTCTGTTTTCAGGAACATGCTTGATCTCCTCCCCTCAGCCCGCAGCGCCATCCGTGACGGTGATCTCCGCCACCGCCGCAAACTCACCGTTGCCGGTGACAACAGGGATCTGCGCTTTACCTGCCGCAACACCTTTCACGATGATCGTGTTCCCTTTCACGGTAATGGTGGCGAAATTCTGATTCGCTGAGGTTGCGCGGAACGTTTTATCCGTTGCGCCTTCCGGCTGAACGGCCACGGTCAGGGTGATATTCTGACCTTTTGCCACATTCCCCGTTAGTGGCGTCACGGTAATACCGGTGACCGGTGTGATTTCTCCCCGATCCTCAGCCAGCGACGGACGACCGATATTGGTGATTTTCACAGTGCGGGTGATCACTTCTTTGGCGGTCACGGATTTACCAATGGCGCTCACCCAGCCACGGAACACATCCACCGTGCCGTTCGGGAAGCGGATTTTGTAGGCCCGGGTCTCGCTGCTGTCAAACCAGGCAATCAAATCACGCTGCCCTTTCTCGCCGGGCTTCCAGGCCAGCGTAAAACTGGTGTCACCGGCAGATTTCTGCCCCTGCCCGGTGGATACCCAGTCAGCATCCTCATCATCCAGATAGTTATCGTCGTAGGATTCCGCCGTCATCTCGCCGGGGGTCAGATCCTTTATTTTTGCCAGGCGCGTCCAGTCATCATCTGACAGCGGGTTTGCCCAGGCATCGCCATTTCCGGTATAAACCCAGAGCGTGGTGCCGGAACCTTTTACCGGCGCAAGGGGATTAGGGAGCGTCATAACGTCCTCACATCTGGTAAGTAATATTCCACTGGAGATCAGCCGATCCCCACATCATATATTCGTCATCCCGGCGATAGTCATACCCCTGAAGATTCATCTTCAGCAGTAATGCACTTAGCCCGGGAACCGCCTCCAGCGCCGGAAGTATTTTTTCTTCCATCCACATATCCAGCACGGAGTCCGTCTCTTTCGCCCTGAGAAACACCTCAATATGAAGCACGGCCTCCCAGGTCCCCTCGTCAACAAACTCCTCCGTCGCAGAAGCATCTGTCAGATAAACCGCCACCGCAGGCAGTTCCTGTTCATCAATAAATACCGGGCGGCCGTCAAACCAGTTCACCCGCTCAGAAATATTTTCTTTCAGGGCAGACAGAACTGCCGCCCGTATTTCACGGTGTTTCATACACCCTCCCTGTCATTTTCGTTTCAGCACCAGGCGTAACTGATGCGCCATGGCCGTCATCATCTGCGCCGGTAATTTTTCCCGGTACATCCGGTCCCGTTCACGTTCAAAGGTTTCTGCCAGCGGTCCGGCAGTCGGAATCTTCACCACTTCGATCGGCAGACGGTGGCGTTTCGGCCTCCCTTTGCTGTCCGCGCCGCTGGACGATGGTGCCCACGGCATACGCTGCATCACATGCCAGCGTCCGTTAGCCAGCCGGGTGATAAAGGCGTCCGGGATCCGTCTTTTCCCCACAATCAGCACACTGCCGCCCCCTTTCAGGGCCGCACGCTGTCCTTTCTTTCTCCGTTTTCTGCGGGAAAGTCGAACGCGGGCCTCCCCCAGTTTGATGGCGGGCAGGTTGCCGGTATTGATGTAAACCTTTGCGTAAACCTTATCCGGTCGTGCCGGACTTAACCGGATGCGGGCACGGATAAGACGACGGGGAACGGCCAGCTCCCTGGCAACTGAAGAGGCCGTTTTCGCAATAATGGCCCCCGCCACGCGGTTCAGTGTCGTGGCAGAGGCCCGGGGAACGGCACGGCGGTCAATTGCATCCAGATTTTTCATGGCCTGCGCCAGACCTTTTATTGCCATACTCATTCCTGTTCGACAAAAATCCGGGGTTTACCGTTGTACGTGTCATAACGGGTCACCGTCAGTGTGCGCCCCGCAAACACAACAACATCATGACGGGCCGGACGGTACCGGGCTGAAAACACCACCAGTGACAACTGGCTGCCCGAAAGCGCCCCCATCTCCGCGGACTCTTCCTCCGGCATCACGTCATACACTACGCCGTTAATCTCCGCCTGTTTGCCCATCACCCGAACGGTCGCCCCGTCCATCCGGCAACACATTCGCGTAAACAGATCAGACATTGATTTTTACCGCCACAGTGGCGCTGTTTGCAGGAGCATTTTCCCAGGCTACCCCCGCAGCCACCGCACCGTCTGCAGCCAGCTGCACAACCCCGTCCTTCAGATAAACCACCGCGCCGGACTGAATATCGTCAGCAGACTGTTTGGGCAGCAGGAACACGCCTTCGGCAAAACCGTCACCGGCATCACCGGCAGGAATATCGGTAATGGCCACTGCCACCATACTGCCGACCACCACCGCAGCACCGCTCAGGATGGTCTGATCTCCGGCATTCACCAGTTCAATGGTGGTGCCGTCCTGTACAAAATTTTTCGCCATAATGCTGTTTCTCCGGACAGCCCCTGTGGGGCTGTTTTTCAGGCATAAAAAAAGCCCTTTCGGGCAGTGATTGTGATAACGCGGTTATCAGGCCACCGACGAACGCACCAGACCGCGCCAGTCAAGTGGTGCCACACCGGCATCAATACGAATTTTTGTGGCAATGCCGTCAGTGGTGAAACCTTCCTGCTGATCAATGTATGGCGTGTCCACACCATCCAGCCAGGCCACTTCAATGGTGTCAGTGCCCTGTGCCGCCGCCAGATACCAGGTTTTCGGATCTGCCGCATCAAGACGCGCTTCCGCAATCACCTCAGCAAAGTTCTGGATGGGGTTAATGACACCGGCGTTTGCATCCGCCCCTTTCACACTGGCCGATTTGATGGTCTGGTTCGCCACCGTCTCCAGTGCCACCGGTACCAGCATAAAGGCCGGACGGATATTCAGGGCGCGCTCGCCTTCTTTCTGCAGGCGCATCATCTGACGGGCCGCATCCAGTCCGGAAACGGAGATCCCGCCGGTGGCAATATTTTTGTGATCGGCATGGAACAGCGCCTTACCGTCGGACAGTTTCGGGTTATCCGTCAGCACCTTGTAAACCAGGTCACCAATCGTTGCCTTCGCCGCACGCCCCATCTTCATCGGCACGTCCACCAGCATATTCAGATCATCATTGATAATGGCCTGGCGGGTGATGGAGAAAATCTCCCCGTAGGTGGCCAGAGCAATGGTCTCCTTGCGATCTGAGGTGGTGATGTATTTATACTCCGCCCCCTCACGAACCTGACGCAAAGAACCAAAACCGCCCATCCCCACGCGATACGCTGTTTTGAAGTCTGACAGGCGTCCCTTACGGGTCCACTTCTGGAAGGTTTCTTCTGATTCCTCCCAGCCCTGGATCAGCCCCTTGTTCGACACATCCAGCAGGATATTGCCAAAATCAGAGGTGCTGTGCGTAAGCGCCAGCCCGACCATCTGCATGGGGTTATAACTGGCCACCCCAATACCGCGCTCCGTCAGTGACATACGAGCCCATTCACGCAGGGTCATCCCGTTATAGGCGTTATCCTTCTCGACATTTTCAAATCCGGCACGGGCCAGCATCGCCTGGCGGATCCCGTCTCCCACAAAATTGCCGTTTCCGGCATAAATATGGGCCGGTGTGTTTTTGTTGGTCGGCGAGGACTCCTTGCCCATTTCATTCAGCAGACGTTCACGGGCCATTTCCAGCGAACAGTCAGGATCAGCCACGCACTGTGCCTGAAGCGTCTGATAGCGACCGCCGAACATGGCAAACAGATCGTTAATGCCTGACATGCGTGCTTTCTGCTCAGCCATAACGCGGGCGCGAATGGTCGCCTCATCAGACACTGCCGGTACCGGTGATGGTTCTGTTACCGCCGGTGCAGGGATTGTCACTGTGGTATCACGCGGGGCACTGTTGCGTGGTGGAGTAATCATGTTTCGGATGGATTCCGGCATCTTTTTAAATTCCTCTGTACGTTTTGACTGAATACATGCCATTGCCTCAACAGCGGGTGTCACCTGGTCAGCAAATCCGTGTGCCAGACATTCGGCACCGGACATCCAGGTTTCATCCGCCAGCATGGCGGCAATTTCATCGGTGGTTTTTCCGGTTTTCTGCGCATAGGCTGGCAACAGTACCGATTCGACTTTATCCAGCAAATCAGCATAACTGCGCATATCCTCAGCATCCCCGCCACTGAATCCCCATGGCTTATGGATCATCATGAAGGCATTTTCCGGCATAATGACCGTATCACCGGCCATCGCAATCACAGATGCCATCGAGGCGGCAACGCCATCCACATACACGGTAATGGTCGCCCCCTGATTTTTCAGGGCATTAAAAATGGCGATGCCTTCAAAGACATCGCCACCCGGTGAGTTGATGTGGAGATTAATGTGGGTGATATCACCCAGAGCATTCAGTTCGCTGACAAACTGCTTCGCGGTAACTCCCCAGAAACCAATCTCGTCATAAATATAAATATCCGCGTCACCCGGCCCCCCAGCCTGCATCCTGAACCAGGATTTATTCTTCATGCTGGCTTTCGGTGTCACGCTGATACTGTCGTTCAGTTCCGGCACTGTTGCCTCCTTTGTCGTTGACGGGGTCAGTATCAAAGACCAGCCCCAGTCTGCTGTTTTCATCAATTTCAGCCTTGCGGCGACGTTTGACCTCATCCGGATTGCGCCCGCCGGCACGCACCCAGTCAGATTCTGTCGCTGCACCACCCCGGATCTGAATTCTCCAGGCTTCAGCTTCCTTAACCGGGTCGATCCACGGCATCACCGGACCGGAATACGTCGCGTTATATAGCGTTTTCATCTCCACATCCGCCGGAATTTTCAGCAGACCTGCCGCAACCACCATATTCAGCCATGTCCGGTACACCGGGCGGGTTACCGCGCCAATAAAACAGTCCTGCAGGATCAGGTAACCATCCGTGGACTCGACCAGCTCCTGCCGCTGGGCGCTGTAGGTGCCGTTATAGTTACGCGCCGCACTGGAAAAACTCAGACGACTGCCAGCTGCCACTGCACGCAACTGGCCGTTGCGGAAAGTTTCAAGGTTGGGATTGGGACGGTCAGATTTGACCATGCCGATATCCTCGCCCTTGCGCAAATCGTCATAAATAATACCCGGGGTGATATGGACTTCCCGCTCGGTTTCTTTGATCCCCGGATCTTCATAGTCCTGTCCGTCACCTTTACGGATATACAGTCCCAGCGCCGCAGCAATACGCGCCGCTGTCAGTTCCGCATCCTCATACTCTTTAAGGGCACTGATCCGCATCAGCACCCCCGATAACATGGATGAGCCTCGCGTCTGATGCAGACGACGAGTGAACTTCAGGTGGATCATTTTTCCGGCAGCGATTTCTTTCGTATCACTCTGCCGGCCGCTGACCGGATAATTTTTATAAACCAGATATTTTTTCGGTCTTCCCCACTCATCAAGAAAAACCCCCTGATTCAGCCCGGCGGATTCATCAGTGCGCATGGGAACAAAATCCGGCTCCATCGCCTCAAGCCAGAATGGCACTCCCGCCGTCCGTTCCAGACCGTTTCCCGCACCACTGACCATCTGCGCAAACACTTCACCATCCCGCAGCCAGGTCCGCAGCAGTAAACGTTCAAGCACGGGACGGGTATACTGCCCTGTCACATCCGGACTCACGGACCATTCAGCCCACAACCGGCGGATATCCGCAGCCAGCTCTGCCACCATTTCCCCGTTTTTTCGTAATGGCTGAGGCTCCACAATAATTCCCCTGGCACCAATCACCCGCTCTTCCAGCTTGTCAAACACACCAATCACCAGGTCATGATTGATATCCAGAAAACGGACCTGCTCCCGCAGGGAAACCGCACCGTATTTACTGAGCTGATCAGCAGAGCGATTTTCCCGCCGGGCTTTATGTGTCCGGGTCGGTTTCACCGCCTCATAGGCCATGATTAACGCCCTTGAACGCAGTCTGGCTGCTTTCCATCCGGGGGAAAACACGCCTATCACATCATCAATAATTGCCATTAAAACCTCGCCAGTTTAAATCCCGGTTTTCCCCGCCTGCGGCTCACCATCGCGGCAAGCCTGCGTTCCCACTCCTGACGTCCGGCGCGGATCTGAGAAAGGCTTTCCAGCGTCAGTTGCTGCCCGTTGAAGGTGACAGACTTCCCCTCCAGTACGGCCATTTCCGCTTCACGGTACCGCTGTATCATTTCTCTGGCTTCTTCTGTGCTCACAACCAGCCTCCTGATGTTATCCATGGATTATCTTCCGCACGCTCCGTCCGCAGTTTTTTCTTCCGGCGACGGCGTTTTTCTGCCCCGGCCGTCAGTTCCGGGGATACCGTTTCACCAGAACGCGCCTGCGGGAAGACGAGCCACGTTTCCCGCTGTGCCCAGTCCGGTGCGGAGGGCCAGCGGATCTTTTCATAACCATGCAGAACAGCAAGCGCATCCGCATAAACCAGCAGGTCAAACGCCTCGTTAGCGCCCCTGCCCGGTTTTCGCCATTTTCCGTCACTGCCGCGCTCTTCATAGGTCAGCTCATCGTAAAACCACCGCCCCAGCCAGTCGGGAAAGTGGATATAGTTCGGCCCTGGTGTGTCACGCCACAGGGCATTATTTACACGGTCCTTAAACGCATCCGTCTGAACCAGCCACAGCGCGACATCGCCACTGGCTCTGGCACGGCGGGCACTTCTGCCGGTATTATCCGGGAAGGTACGGTTAATCAGCCTGTCACGGCGAAGACCATCCCCCTTGAACAGAAACACCCTGTTGCCCAGTCCGTCACTCCGGCAACGACGCCAGAAACGATAGGCGTTATCTGTCACCCCGGCTTCCCCTCCCGTATCCACCGCCATGGCCATCAGACGCATGCGCACATCCGGATCAGAAGCCAGCGGCCATGTTTTATGGAACACATCCGTCAGCAACAAATCCCAGTCCTCCGGATATGCCGCCGGATCAACCGGCAGACTTTCACCGTTGGGACTGCATCGCAGTGAATGCCGGATGTTGTAGCGATCAACAATCCAGCGTTCCCCCTGCTCTCCGTATCCGGTGATCTGCACAACAAAACGGCGATTTTTACCGCCCTGTACGTCAACCGTTGCCTCAATAAAACGCACACCATCCGGCACAGATCGCCGGGGAAACGGCTCGGCACGCTGTTCAAGCAGTTCACTTTTACGCTGTTCCGTGGCTGAACGGGGCAGATAGGGTCGTCCGATATCGGTGTTCACCACCGCTTTCAGGGTCTCTTCACTGCCGGTTCGCTCATACTCTTCTTCTGCCGCCAGCAGCTTAAAAATCAGTTGTTCCCAGGTCTGAAACGCCGCAGCCGGCCCCTCCATCCAGAAACTTGCTATTCTGGAATTTCGGGGGGTTCCGGTGATACTGCCATCCGCCGCTGCCCGTTCGCCTTCCCGCAGCCAGATCCCCTGGTTATTCAGTTCACGCTTCTGTTCCGGAGCAATCAGGCCGCGGCAGTGCGGACACATCAGGCGGGCCGCCTGCCCGGCAGCCACAAAATCAGGGTTATTCCGGTAACCGGTCATGTTATCCATCACCGGCTGAAAATATTCCCCGCAGTGCGGACACGGCCAGTACCACCGGCGGCGGTCTCCCCGGTTATACAGTGACAGGATCCCCGTTGTTGGCGGTGCCTCATGTGCGCCACCACAACGCCATTTGGTATCGGTGATATCCCGCCCGGGCGAACTTTCGACCAGGGTCATCCCCGAGGACATAAAGGTGGTGGTACGCTTTGAGGCCAGGGTGAAGGCATCCCCTTCCCCGTCCACGTTTTCAGGGAAACGGTCATAATCCGTCAGCGCCACACGACGGTAATCCGAGGAGGAAAATACGGTGATCGACGGCCAGCCAATTTTCAGGAATGAGCCGTCAAGAAACATTTTATCGTGGACGTTGTTGTCATTACGGGAAGGGCTGAGGCGTTTGCAGACCTCCGGGCTGTGGCGAAACGTCCTGGAAAGACGCGTTCTGGAATGCTCACGCGCCTTCGTCTCGGTCATCTGCACCACCAGCATGTCAGCCGGATCACAGATGATGCCGTACACAATCCAGCCATCAATCAGCCCTTCGGTTTTCCCGGTTCGCGCCGGTCCGACAAACACCACCGCGTCATATTCACGGGCTGATAATGTATTAATGGGGTCTATCATATAGGGCGTCAGCGATGACTCCCACGGACCGGAAGTATTGGCTCCCCGTGGTACCCGCATATAACGCCTGATGGCTTCCGCTACTGGTAACCGGCCAGGTGGGCGAAACAGCGAGGCCACTTCGCGCCAGATATCGGATGCGCGGCTATGGCTCTCGTTCACCTGATTCACATATCGGCCTCATCACAACAGTCAATGACTGCCTTTTCCAGTGTGTCGCGGATCTCATCAACCACAATCTGTACTTCATTCAGTTGTGATGCGGTCCACCCCCTGTCCCTCTCCAGCCGGTCAGGCCAGGTTTCCAGTACCTGAACTATCGCTTTCACCACGACAGAAAACGACCGCCTGACATCACTGACAGGCACGAGCAGACCGGTTTCCTGCTCAAATTTCAGTCGGTCACGTTCTGACTGGTACCATGCTTTACGCGCATGAGGATCCATTTCCTCGTTATCTACAGGCAGAGGAGCTTTCATCAGTTCGGCAAGGATATCTGTCAGTCGGTACAGTTTGAGATTGCTCTCATGACCACCGGCTGGGCTTATGTTTTTTACCCGAGCCGCGACAGTCTGTCGATGAGCACCGGATAATGCGGCCAGTTGGGAAATATTCAGATGCAGATTTTTTAATTCACGATCCATAACTCCCCCTGAAAATTATGTAAATACACGCCAGTGATGAACAAAAAACAACCAAATTCGACACTAAAAATTTTTATTTTTCTATATATCAATGACTTACACTGGTGGTGATGGTGCCATAAAAATCAAAAAATGCGCCTTTTTCCGCGCCGCCCGCCCCGTGTTCAGGCCCACCCCACCAGGAGGACCCGCAAAATGATAATGGTTATCATTTGTAATGTAGTCCGGTTTCTTCCACCATCGCACCGGACCAGCGACCATGAGGGGACAACGCCGCGCTCCGTTAACGCGGTAAACCCCGGTGTGTATCGTTTTTGATTATCCCCGCACACTCGCGCAGAGGAGTCTCCCTGTCGGGCTGCGGTCTCTGTTAATACGGGAATACGGCGACAATACCGCGCCATGGATAATAAGGTCGCTCAACACACTGGCTGTAATGCAGCCGATACCATGCGGCATTTAGCGGCATTCATCGTACACTCAACGGTTAGCTCTTCATTCGTGGCATTCACCTGAAAGGTCCGGGAGTATAATTGCGTACATTTACCACTGAACGAACCTTCAACAAGAACACGACCACGCTGCAAAATACGGAACGGAATTGTTCCCTGAAAAGGCTTTACGGTTACCAGTAATTTCTTCATGCATTCTCCGGATAACAAAAATACTAGTTAATACACTGAGTGCGGATATATTCCTGCGCCCCTTCCAGCTGCTTCTGCATTGTCATCAACCGTTCTCTGAGGATGAAATAATCCCGTTCAGCGGTGTCTGCCAGTCGGGGGCCGGTTGCATTATCCACGCCGGAGGTGCCGGTGGCTTCACGCACGGTACCGTGGCAGGTGGCGTTGATCCGCAGGCGCTTACGACCAGCGGCAACATCAGCACGCAGAGTTTCATTTTCAGCTCTCGCATCGGCTAATTCCCTCGAGTATTTTGCATCGAGCGCAGCAACATCGCGCTGGCGCACCTGCATATCAGTAATGGTGGCATTCGCCTGTTCCAGCTCTCTGGCTTTTTTATCGCGCTGCGCTTTGTAGGTGATGGCGTTATCGCGGTAATGATTCAGCCCCAGACTAAGCGCACCACAGGCCACCAGCAAGGCAATGATGACCACACACAGAACGCGGTTCATTTCACCACCAGCGTATCTGACCGATGAAATAACCGGAGGCCATAATCACAAACACCAGCCAGATAAGGATGAACTTCCAGGTGGATAATTTTTCAGCCATCACTCGAATCTCCCGAATCAGTTTGCTAAAATTAAACACACTTTCTCCTTTGACTTTTCCGGAGTCAGGAAACACAAAACCCCGCTTGCTACCAACAAACGGGGTTTTTACTTTTATTCACTTAGGTTTTGCCAGTTCGCAGGATTTCGTGTTATCCGTCCGCGTTGGCCAACGTCATTTTTCAGCAAAATATTCTGCTTATCTGTCGATTCCCCAGCACGCCAGCGCGCTCTCCTGGTCACGACGGGATATCTGGCCGTAACAGTTGTTTGAGCGGATACGGCAGTCTCTGCCACCGTCCTTAATCCACCAGCGAATCGCTTCACACGCTCCCCTGCGATCGCCTGCATTAATTCGTTTATAAAACGTCGACGGGAAACACTTACCGGGGCCAATGTTATACGGGCAGAATGACGCAATACCCGCTTTCTGGGGTTCGGTCAGTGGCACTCTGATGTTTTTCTCCACCCATGCCAGCGCCTTATCCCGTTCGATAGCGTTAACCCGGTCGCATTTTTCCTTCGACAGCTTCATGCCAGGAATCACAGGCTTACCATCCACCATGATGGCACCCCGGCAGATGGTCCAGATACCCGCACCATCACGGTATGCCGTGGTGTGGTTGCCTTCCTTTTCATCCAGAAACTGGTCGAGGATTTCAGGCGCAGAAGCCCCTGCGGCAATCAGCGCCAGAACGGCAGCTGACAGGCCGTATTTGATTTTTGCGTTCATGGATATTTATCAGGATTTATAGCTCTCTTATTCCTGGATATGTCAGATATATAATCCGGTACTCACGATGAATATAATCAACAGGCACCAGGACACACCCGGTAACAACAAATGAGATTTTATAAATGAATAATAATGACAACAATTTACGCAAAGAGTTTTTGCAGATAATGAACGAAAATGTTAAATCAGAATTAAAAGCGCTTATCCCGGATAATAGCGAAACCACTCAGGCCATTCTCTCAGAGCCTTACGGCATGCTTTCAACAGAAACACTGGATATCATTATCACCACATTAACACCATTGATGCTTCAGCATCTGAAGCACAACATTAACAAATGGTTTAATGACGAACTCAGTCACCCGGGTTGTTCATGGGATAAAAACTTTGCCTGTCTGCAAAAAAAACGGCTCTTCAATAAACTATCGCTTAAGTTCAGATAACCGCCCCAAACCGCCCTTTCAGATAAGTCAGCCCCGGCTGGATCCAATCATCTGGCTCAGTCTTAAAGGGTGGAGTATTGAAATCACGAAGAACGGTCTCCCGCACAACTGCATCCTTATCAGCACCACTGACCAGCGCTTCAATCTCAGCGGCTACCTGCAGATACCCCATGCAACGACCAATGCGCTTCATTAGTCCCTGCTTTTTATTGTTCTTCAGGTAATCAATGGCAAATTCAATGAGCGTCTCACAGTGCTGGTGCGATGGCGGTGTTACTTTTCCATTTTCTGAGATAGTTATTTTCCCGTCATCACCGGATACAACAAAGGATGGCCGGTTACACTCCCATTCCTGGTCACTGAAATCTACCTTCAGAAAGAACGGCCCGATTTTTGTAAAGGAACCTTTGGCATCGTTCCCCTCATGACGGAATACACCGACTCCGGCGGTAACGAGTTCACCGGTTATCGTATTTGTGTCTATTTCGATGCTTACGGGAATGGAACAGAGGATACCTGGACTTCTCTCAACATCATGTTTGATGGCCTCATGAAAGCCACCAAAAGAATGAGCAATGAAACAATCACTGGCGAGATGCGTCCCCTTTAAAAAATTATCCAGAATCTCACTATTTGCAGAGCGCTCTCTGTTTTTTTGAATACGGAAACACTCTGCGAGATTTCTGCTCATCACTTTCCGGCAATAATCGTAAAACGCCGCGAACTGCTCATCACGGCGTTTTTTTTCACCTTCGGAAGGGATCTGCACCGACAGTTTTTTATTCAGTTCAACGACGCTGTTCTCCAGTTTTTCAATGCGTGATTCGATATCATCTTTTTCTGACTGTATCGTGTTATATGCATTGTTAATTTGTATGGTATACCGCTCTTCTGAACAGAGGCGCTTTTCCCGTGACTGTTCATCCCCTTCACATAAAGCGGCAGCAATATCCATGAAAAACTGCTTCGCCTTCTTTTTCGCCTCAGCTTCGTAAAATTCCAGCGTGGCACCTTCAGTACGGTCAAGACTAATCGCCACATATGGCGACAACAACGACGGCTGCCCGGCAATTTCCAGTGCCACAGTAACAGTAATCTTATCCGGGTAATTATTTATCCCTTTAACAACCAGTTCGTATTGTTTATTCATCGTCTACTCTCCCCGTGCCGCCTTGCGCCGGTCCTCTTTAATTTTGAAATACAGGTTTGTCAGGTACGTCAGCAACCCAAACAGCAGACTCCCCAGCACACCTATTGCCGCCCACTGAGACGGGGAAACCCTGTCCAGCAACTGCAGGAACCAGTAGCCCGTTCCCACCGCTGACGTGGTGTATGACACACCTGTTGTGATTTTTTCCATCTGGTACATACCCCGTCTCCCGCAATCCGGAAGCTCACAACAATATAAAGACCACCGGCACACACCGATGGTCCCTTGCGCATGCTTACATCATCATGTCGCTGTCAGGTGTGGGTTCACCGCCATCTGAAGCACTCCCGTCACCCGCAATGCCTTCCGGCTCCGGAACTGCCGGTGCGCCCAGCAGTTCATCCAGAATGGCATCCACTTCTGCATCAAGACGCGACTCAAGGTTCTGGCGGAGTTTCTGTTTCAGTGCGCTCAGGACTTCTTCAGAGCGCAGGACTTCCTTCACTGCTTCAGCAGTGACCAGGGATGTGATTTCTGACATGGGATTTTCTCGCTGAAAGGGGTTGTTAAGGAGTAACGGGCTCTTCGGGTTTGCTTCCGGCTGACTGACTGGCGCTGATTTTCTCAGCGGCCCTTTTATCAATCTGCCTGCGCCAGAAATCGCGCACGGCCCTGTACCCACCCGAAAGAAGATACAGCACACAGACCGCCGTACAGAAGTACAGCATCACCTGATGAATAAATGTCATAATTTCTTACCGTTATGGTTGACTAAGTAAACAGTTTTCATTTAAAAATGCCGATGACGAAAGTGGTAGTATCTTTCCTTGATTCTCCATGAATCTCACACCGCCAGAGGTCTCAGGCAACTGGCGGCTTTTTTTATCATGCCGCGGCATCCGCGTTGTTCACTTCCACCTTCACACTGTCAATCAGCAGCGTATATGTCGCCGCCTTTGATATGCCTGTCAGTTGCAGTTTGTCCGCCGCCCCTGATGCCGGAGATTTCACCAGTGTGAACGGTGTACCCCGTTTCTCATCCAGTACCGGCGTCACCTGAATGCTGTTGTTTCCGGCAAACTCAAAAGCCAGTGTGTGCCATCCGTTATCAAAGACCCCGAACGTATCCAGCTTCGCATTCTGCTTCTTGTGGTACATCGCGTTCAGGTTCGTCGCATCCGTCTGCAGGAAGAAGGACATCAGCATGTCGTTGCCTTCCTCTGACAGCGTCACTCCCTCCGGCAGGGACGACAACTGCCAGTAAATACCCAGGGCAAACTGATTCGGCACCAGTGCGCCCGGCACCTTAAACCGCACGCTCACACGTCCGCCTTTCTTCAGCAACTCTGCCCCCTGCCCGGCGGCATCATGCTCCAGAAACCAGATGTGGCTTTCCGGTTTGTTCAGTTGCAGGGCCTTACCACCGGTGGCACCCTCATCACTGACCACGGCCTCAGCGATGTTTTTATCAACACTGTCTCCGCTCGCCGGTTTGTGATAATAGCGCCAGCCCTGTGATGCCAGGTCTTCACCGGACGCCAGCAGACTCATCAGGGTTCGGTTACTGACCGGGGCTTCCGGCTCTCTCTCCGGGCCTTCACCGGAAGGTCCGGTGGGCTTCACCGTATCAGGCTGTTTTCCGGTAATGAATTCAGCGGTTCTCCCGGCATGCACCAGAATCGCCGTTGCCAGACGGTCGGAAATAATCCCACGGCGAGCCCATGAACTGAAATGGCTGGCCCTGTCCACAGATGTCCAGGTCTTCTGGTCATTACGCCACTTTGAACCGTAATAACCGACGGCTTCCAGGTCCGGGTCTTCTGCCGGGTCATTGGTCTGCACATTCGCACCATTCTCATCCGTCATTAACGGTACAAAGAAAATGTTCTGCGACTCCTTACCCTTATACCCTCCGTATACTGATGCATACCCTTCCGCATGACGCTGCTTCCAGAAATACGTTGTGTCCCCGCAAACCCACGGTACCGCTGATGCGCTGCCTCCTGTGCTCTGTGATGCCTGACCGGCAAG